GTCCCACCTCCACCTGTCCCACCTCCACCTCCACCTGTCCCACCTCCACCTGTCCCACCTCCACTACTCGCAGTTGTAAACCCACTTAGGTCTCCTGTCTTCTCCACCAACTTAGCTGGTTCTTTTGTCTCTGTCTCAGGGACGTACTTTAGCTTTAAGTGGTCTAGGATTAGGTCTAGCTTTACCTCAAGACTTTCTACTCGAAGATTTATTTCTCCAACAGCAAGATCATGTCTTTGACTGACGTAACTTCTGTGGGATTCAAGCTCTTCCTGCGTTACTTTTTTATTCCAAAACATATTATTTAGATAGTGTCGTCATCTTTTGGCTTAATCTTAGCTCCGTCTTTTTCTTCTACTGTAAGAGTTTTAAAGTCACCCTTAGCAACTAAGAACTTGTCGATGTTTGAGTATGTCTTGTCTCCGTTTGTCTTATTGACTGTACCCACTCGACAATGCTTTCCAATAAATGCGTTCAGGTCTGCTCCAGTAATTCCTTCCGCTTCTTGCTTTTGTGATAGTGGCTCACCTTGCAAGGCTTCGGTGATTTGAAACAGCTTGTTCTTACCCTTGGCAGAAATGTATAGGTAAGAGGGTACGAAGTTCTGAAAGATGTTGCGACCACGTAGTTCTACGCCGCCGTCCATTCCTTCGAGTAGGACAAACTGAAAGTCTAGTACGGTTTCCATTTCTGGTGTCAGTGACAAGTCCTTCTTACGCGCTTCCTTAGAATCGTAGGTTTCTACCTCCTTAGAGTTTACGTCTAACAACTCCACCGCGTACACATCTTCTGGGAACGGCTTGTACTCTTTGGCTTCTTCTTTTGGTAGCTGCATATTTGGATTTAACATATTACTTTTATTATTTATTATTACAAGCGTTGTTACGGAGTCGCTCCCCTCCGGGAATTATTTTAGTGGGTCTTGTGACGCTTCGATAGTATCGAGCATGTCGGCTAATACGGCAGTCCAGTCGTTGTTGTAGATATCTCCTGCCTTTACATGAAAGTCACGGGTGACTCCGTTTAGTGTAAGTGTGAGTAGCATACTTAGAAAACTTCACCTGATAATAACCAATCGTCATTCATTGCTTGCACGGGGTGAAAATGTTTGTTCCACTCTATCTGCTTTTTCTTGGTGTCAGACATGGCAAGGATTTTGTTTTTAATCTTACGCTCCTCTAGTATGATTCTATAGTTAATGGCGTTCTCTTCGTTGATGGTGTCAGGGTCTTGCATATTATTTAGTCATCTTTATTACCTCTTGTAAAATGGTGTTCTTGATGTGTCGTCCCCAGCCTTCTGAGTAAATTAGTAGGTCTGCGGTGTTTAGGTCTCCTAACCAGTTTTCAAAGAAGTCTGGCATGTCATCGTCTAAGACTTCGGTATGAAACTCAAAGCAAATTTCTTCTAGGTACTCTTCAAATGTTTTCATATTATTTAGTATCTGGCTTTTTCATCCAAGCCTTCTGATGGGTGTAACTCTGCTTCCTGATAATCTAGTTCGCGTTCTTCTTTGTCTGCTCGTACTTGGTCTTCTTCGTCTGTCTCGCGTTCTCCGGTGTTCATTTCTACTGCTAATGAATTGATATATTCTTCCATAAAATATCTTACTTATTGATACACTTACACTATATACTATCGCCAGCCGTACACAAGCGAGTTATCCACATACCTATATAGAATAAAGGTTATCCACAGTTATACACAGTATTGTATTGCCAGCCAAACCACATAATGCTACTATAAATAAGTTAGTAAGTAACACAATAAATATGAAAATGTTTGACATTAAGACACCAGTAAAAGGAAGCGGTTGGAAGACATTAAAAGTAACTAATCGAACTAAACGCACACTAAGTAACGGAGTAGTTATTCCAACTTGGAGTGCTATGCAGCGAGAGGCTAGTAAGATTTAATATGCAGATTGTAAAACTATCCATAAGAACTAGCGCAGCTCAAAGACAAGACTTCAACCGCCTAGCCAAGAGACTAGACCTAACACAAGCAGAACTCTTTGCACATATGCTGCGAGTTTATCAAGAGCAGATTAAGGTTAAGTAACAACACCTTTATTAAAAATAAAAACTAACTATGCAACAAGAAATAACCATAATCGACCAAGTAAAAGACATTATCAACACATCAGGCGTAGCCTTTGAGCTCAATATTGATGACCTGTTTAGCCTGTCGGAACGAGGCAAAGCCATCACTAGTGTAAACGATGAGAACTTTGTTGCCGTAAAGAAAGAGATGCAACAGAAGCGAAAGTATGTCACGGAATACTTTGAGGCAGCTCGTAAAGGATTCAACGAGAAGGCAAAGGGAGTGATTGATATTCAAAAGCTAGTATTAGCTGAGTTCACCCCGCAAGAAGACCGGCTAGTAGCCATGGATAAAGCCGAGAAGGAGCGCGTGGTTAAGGAGGCTCGGTTGGAAGCGTTACCTAGAAGGAAGGAACGGTTGGATGCGATTGGGGATGAAGTTTTAGACAGTCGAGAGGCAGACTTTGATGATTTCCTACTAGCTATGGAAGACGCTGACTTCGAGCTTTATATTGTAGGCAGACAGTCTGCTAAGAACGAAGCTGACCGTCTAGCACTAGCAGCCGAGCGTGAGGCAATGGAAGCTAAGGCTAAGGCGGCACAGGACGCGCTGGATGCTCAGAAAGCACAAGCTGATGCGATTGAGGCTGCTCGCAAGCAGGAACGCGAGTTAGCGGCGGAGAACCTACGGATAGCTGAACAGCGATTGGTAGATGAGCGTAAGGAGGCGGCTGACAAAAAAGCCTTGGATGAAGCTAGGGCAGAAGGACAGAGATTACAAGAAGTAGCCGATAAAATCCAACAGGAAAAGGATGATGCTGCACGGAAGGTACAAGCGGAAGCTGATGCAAGGGCAGCTCACGAAGCATCTGTAGCTGAGAAAGCTGCTGATGCAAAGTACCAGGCTTGGTTGGTTAAAATTGAATGTAATTCGCTTAGTGCAAACACTTTCAAGTTCATCACCCTTCCTACAGGCAACGTGGAAGCTTACAAATTAGTAGGAACGTATGCAAAAGACTAAACAATGTTATGAGGGAGTCGGTATGGAGTTACTAGATACAAAGCCCACCTCGATGAAGTATTGGGGAGACAGTAAGACAGAAATCGCCAGAATACTAAAACCACAAGGTAAAGCAATTTGTTTCGGTTGGACAAGTATGGGGATTGGTCTTAATCGCAAGTTTACTATGAAAAGAATTCTGCTAGTACCGCACGGCGGAAGTAAAAATGACACCATTGTTACTGTAGAAACGAAAAATAACCCACACATCAAACACCTATGACAAACACACCAATCGTTATTAAAACTATATAAAAAAAGTATATGATGTACAAAGTAAAAATCACAGAGACACGCTACAAGACTGTAGAGGTAGATGCCATAAATGAAGAAGCGGCGGTAATAATTATTTCTAATCAATACCGCTTAAAAGAAATAGAGCTACTAGACGGAGTTGACATTGGTGACGTCGAGTTTGTTGCCGAGGCGTTAAGTTTAAGTAACATGAAAGACAACACCGCCGCCCTTACAAAAGTGGCTGCAATCCAGATGCGAAGTGATGCCGACTTTATTGCCAACTTCTGCGATGATGACGAGTATATAAAAGACAACGGTGATGTAGTTAAACACATGACCTGTGTAGTAGACTCAGAAACATTTATAAGGTTCATGCACCAGAGGGAAGCACGTATTATTCAGGAGTTAACTAAATAACATGAACCCACATCATCAAGGATTTAACGAAAATCAAAAACGTAGATTTATTACCGCGGGAATAAGAAGTGAAGCGGTTTGCAACACGACAGAAGTACCAACTAAAACTTTCCTTGGCTCTACTGATAAAAAAGGTTACAAAGCTAAAACGGTGTGTAGCTACCTTGACGAGTATCAAATATCTTTTACCCACATAGAACCTTGGGACATGCCTCACGCTGAAAAGATAATAAAACAAGTTGAAGAAAACAGTAAATCAAAGTTTGCTGATGCACTTTATTTAAAATTATATAACTAAATAACATGAAACACACAAACATCACCAACGAAATCACCGGAGAATATTACAAGCGACCATTCTGGGACTTCTCTTTAAAGAACGACAAGTGGATGGTAGTCGGAGTAGCAGTAATGATAGCAGTGGCGGGGGTTATTTATTTAATAGCGAGCTTAATTAGTTAGTATGACAACATTGAAAAAAGACCAACTGATAAAAGATAGTGGTGGAGATGAATGCAGAGTTCTTGGAGTGTGCGGAGATGTGGTGCATGTTTCTTATTCAAAAGACCACTATTCAAATGACCACAATGCTCATAACTACACAAAAACCGAATCTCAACTAAAAGCAAGCGGCTACACCTGGGACACACCAGCTTGGGAGCCTGCACTAAATGAAAAGTATTGGTATATCTATATCTATGGGACTCCGATTTCTGCATGTGATCGCTGGGAGAACTCCGATATCGACAAGGAATGCCGAGACTTCTTAGGAATTTACGAAACCAAAGAACTATGTGAAGCAGCGTTATTAGAAATTCGACGTAAGTTGGGGAAGTAGTATGACAGACAAACAATTTGATGAACAAGAATTTAGTATGTACACACTGATTGCTACACACGACAGCCAAGGATTGGAGAATATAATAGCTGTAAACTTTTACAAACGCACAGTGACCACACCTTTTTATGGTGAGATTAAACATACCGACATTATTAGAATTCAAAATGACTAACATGCCAACACACCTAGAAGTAATCGGAGTCACCGCCCAGGTCTTACTCACTCCTGAGAACATGTACACGACTTATAAGTTAATGATGTGCTTTTTATGAACGATAGAAATTTAGTAGAAATGAGATTATAGACCTCCTCTCCTCTCTAAACACACCTTTACCAGAGTAACTGAATAGATATGAAAAAGAAAACAATAATATGTGGATTTGCTGGAGTAGGAAAAAGTTATCTAGCAAAAAACGTAGCAGGTGTAGTAGACCTAGAAAGCACTCCATTCAAAAATAATTGGACAACTTATGTAGATGTTGCAACTCATATGCAAGATAATGGATATACGGTTTTACTTTCTTGCCATAAAGAACTCCGACAGGAATTAAAAAGAAGAAACAGGGATTATGTGGTAGTAATTCCAGCCAAAAAAGACAAGCAAAATTTCCTACACAGATACGAGTGTCGTGGAAATAATCAGGCGTTCATAGATTTATTTACTGAAAAATGGGACGATGTTCTTGATGAAATTTTGAAAGAAGAAAAAAATGTGATTGTATTAAATAATGGCACAATTAGCGACTTTCCCCTCTCCTCTCTAGACAAATTAACAAATAAAGAATAAAGATATATGAAATTATACCTAATATCACAAGAAGTAAACAACAAATATGACACATACGATGCATTCGTAGTATGTGCAGAGAATGAGGAAAAAGCAAAACTTATAAAAACACTAAACACAGAAGGAGAAGATTATAGTGATTGGGTTAAAGATGTAAAAGATATAAAAGTAGAATATCTAGGTGAAGCAGATGAAGGTATAAAAAAAGGGGAGATATTGGGAAGTTACAACGCAGGTTAATTTAACAAATAAAGAAGATATATGAAACTACACGAAATACCCAAGGGGAGTCGTATAAAGGCTGAGACAAATAATGAAAAAGGAAAGTTGGGTGACTTCATAATCTTCCACCACTTAGACGGTATGTACTCGTATTGCACGGTTGAAGGTACAGAAGAAGTGTGTCATCTTGGAAGGAATCAAGAGCTTAAAAAGACGGGCGATTATTACGAGTTAACTTAACAAACCTATGACTAAGATACCAAACATCGAAAACAAAACAGTGACAGATTTCTTTACAGCGTGCAAGGTGCATTTAAAGTCAAACCCACATGGACGCTGTGCTGTTGAATACGCTTTATTTCAAGCCCTTGCTGCCGAACGTGAAGCAGGGGCTAGGGAGTACAAACAGTTCATTCTCAACGTCCTTGCCGGTATCGACATTGCAGACGGAGAGTGCAATACGAAAGCTATTAGGTTGGCTATTGCGAGTAGAATAATTGAATAATAACTATGACTAAGATACCAAGCGTAGAAGAAGTAGCAAAAGAATTACTGGTTAGGGCTAGTTACGTTACAAGCGAAAGTGTTTTTGAGGGAGCTGAAAGATTTGCTTACCAACAAGGTTTTCAGGACGCATTAGGAATGGTGTACATAGAATTGACTGGTACTCACAAATCAAAAGGTACCCTCACCGCCGACCGCACCGCCCTACTGACCGAGCTGAGGGAGTGGTCTGAGGAAGAACCAACGATAAACGGCATGATGTTAAAGGCACGATTATTAGCCCGCATTGATGAACTTATTAACCCCACTGTATGACAGAACAACTTAAAGCCGAGGCGTATGTACGGTCACAGCGACCAGCCCTGATGGAGTTGACGTTCGGGTGTGATGTAATTGTTGCCGGAATCAAGGAAGACAATCCAGGCTGTGAATATGATGTGGTTGTCGATAGTAGAAAAGATGAACATGGTCGTATTGGACTGGGTTACTTTGGACACGTGCACCCCGATGCTTTAACGATCATCGGCCACCCTATTCTGTTGAATGACTGGCTTGCGGTGTTAGGCCACGTCTTCAGTGACGCAATGGAGTTTTACCCAGCCCAAGAGGAGACTGAAAATGAAGAAGCGTTTGACCTACGATGGAGAAATTTAGAAGGAGTAAAAATTGACTTCAACTTAACCACGGGCCAACCAGCGACCGAATTAGATTATAAATTATTCAACGATGCTGTAGGCATATGACATCACTAACAGACAAGATGGAGGGGTTGAGGAGAGACACGCCCAACGAGTTCGATATTGGGAGCGAGCGTTCCACTCCTAAGATAATAAGAGACAATGGTTTTAATCAAGGAGTAGACGCATCTATCGCACTAGCCAAAGCCGAAGAAGCGGTGGTGGATAATTGGGAGGTGGAATACGATACGAAGTTTGCCGATAAAGACATTGGTTACGCTACTGATTTTGGAGACTACCAGTCGTTTGAGTATTCAGGAGTTTACGACGACGTTAAAGCCTACATCAACAATCTCCTCACCGCCAAGGATAGAGAGATAGAGGAAGCCGTAGCAGAAGAAAGGGCGAGGGTGGTGGGGTTAATTGAAGAGATACGAGGAATGCGAGAAGAGTCTAACGAAGCCCTTGATTATCTACAAGACAGAATTGAAAAAGGCCTCCTCTCCTCTCTAAACAAATCATATAAGAAATAACTATATGTACAAAATTTCAGAAGAACAATTAAATAAAATACTAAAAATAAAGGAAGCGTGTCAAGTTATGAATGTAGACACTTTAGAGGTGGCTTTTATGCCCGAACAGGTAAATAAAATAGCTCTTGGAATGGAGAAGCAGGTTATTTTTACAGAAATAGCTGGAATAAGAGTGTGTAATTTAGTTGGTACAAATGAAGAGTAGACAAATTAACCGATAATAAAGATATATGAACAAAGAAAACATAGAGGCAAAAGTCGTCAGTCTTACAAGGAAAATACACCCCCAAGACTTAGGTGAAGAAACATCTAAGTTAGAAAACATACTACGCCAAGCACTAGAGGAGGCAGTAGCAGAAAAAAGAATAGAAAGTGGAAGCTCGATACTAAGTAAAACTACGTTTGGTTCCTCTTCACCAAATCAATTTAAAAAGTACCTCGAAGAGATACTAAATTCAAGCCCATTTACTGAAAACCGTGAATACTCTAATTACCTCCTCGCCGCCAAGGATAGAGATATAGCCGAAGCCTACGCCCAAGGTTGGAATGAAGGACAGATAGATTTAAGTGTAAGTGCTAGATTAAAGATATGAAAAACCAACCAAAGAAGCCCTGTTGTGACCGCTGTAAGGCTTATGATAAGAGAGTTATCAAGGGACGCGCGTAGGTGCTATAATTACACCCTATGCACTCCACCAAGATAGGAGTACAATAAACAAGTAGCTTCTATTGCTATTAATTTTAGAGGAAAATCTATAGGTAAGGTAGTTCGTAAGACTGCTTTGCATAAGTAAGGCGGTCTGTGAGGCCGCTTTTCTTATATTAAAATAAACGAACCCCCACTATTACAGTAGGGGTTTTTTGTTTAGTTGCCGTTACAGTGCGGGCAGTTCGGGTTGTTGCATGGGCAGTAAACTGGTTTTTGCTCGTAGGGGTTAAGCGGGGTTAGTTCCTGCTGTAGCCCTTCCGCCAAGCGGTATGCCTCATCGAGAGGCTTGCGCTGGTGAAAGAACGTGACGAATATTTTGTTGGAGTAGTGACCGCACTTCGGACAAATGAGGTGCTGGTCAGCCTTCTCACTCATCGGGTGTCCACACTTCGGGCAACGGTAGATATTCATTTTGCTGCTCCTCGTCTTGGTTGTTGTGTCCTGCTAAGAGTCTTGCTATAGCAGCGTCCTCGGCTTTTTCTTCGCAACTTACACTACAGGTGCCATCTGTACCCCATAATCCGTAGTAAGTGAATATTGCCTTAGCACAAATCATGCAGCTCACTACAGGGCATATGCGAATCATTGTTCCCTCCGAACGGCAACTAGGATGAAGTCCGGGTCAATCCATATTCGAGTTAGCAATGCAGCAATTTCGTCAGGCTGCATATTACTGAATAATTGGTGATAGGCTACATGTAGATTCTTTGGCACCCGTGACAAGTTCCGTGTCTTTGAATTTCCACCGCGACTTCTAGCTTTCCGGTGATGCGTGTCGTACACAACTGGCTCGCGGGTTCTCATAGCACTTCTCCTCTTTGTACTAACCTGATTTATATTATACCACCTGTTATGTACTCCCCTTTGTGGATAAACAGGCTATTTTTTTTTGAACTTGTGCTATCATAATTGTATGACTATCTACGGAAATAACCTCTCTATTACAGAAATGAAAAACCTATTAAATGCTTATAAAGATATCGTCCCCCGACTAAATGAACAATTAAAAAGTGCTTACCGACAAGGATATATAGACGGTAGACGGTATAGCGGGACTTTATTAAGTGATATTCCCGATGAAGAACTGACCTTTTGACATAAGGCACAAATGTGAGTTATAATAAAGTGGTAATTATTTGAGACGTAAGTAGAGAAAGTAATTAAGGTGGACCTGACCAGTGCTGACCTGGCTCACCCGGCTTAAAAGGACGGTGTGCTACCGTTACACTACAGGCCCCATTTACTTCCTCTACCCACGTCTCAAAAAGATATGGGTTAAATTCTTGTGGAATTTATTTATTCAGAAACCTCATCCTTGGATGGGGTTTTCTGTTTTGGTGCTGACTTCTTAACAGTAGAAATTGCAAAAGCAATCCAACTACCATTCCGGTGCTGACACCACATCAGGGCGCCAAGTGTTGCGATTATTTCTTGAACTTAGGAACTGACCTTTTGACATAAGGCACAAAACTGTGTATAAGTCATAAAACAAATAAAATAATTGGTATAATTATAGGTAAGAGGTTGATAGAAAGGAGGGTGGGTTACGACCTAAGGGTAAGTCACACAGATGTATACAGTCTGCCAATGTGGGGTTTGATTCCCTCGAAGTGATACCCTCCATTCTATTAACCTCTTTTTAACACTCTGGCTTCGGCTAGAATTTAGCAACTAAAACCAAAGGCTTATTTTAAAGTATATGAAAACAATCATCGGAGCATTAGTTCTGGTGGGAGTTATGTTCGGAGCCATCCACTTAATAGATGGTACTCCAAACGAATACGTTAGAGAGAATACTATGGAGGTAGTAGAGGAACCTAAAGAAGCATGGATGACAGACGAGGAAGCTGTGAAGGCCGCACAAGATGTGATTAAGAGAAAGCAGTTAAAAACGGAGTTGACCATCTTAGATACAACTTTTGATTCATTGACAGCAAAGTATGAGGAAGATGTAAAAAACTACAAAGCTAAAAAGATTGAACTCGAAAAGGAATTAGGCACTTATTGAAGTGACGAAGGGAATGTAAAGCGGCTGATTAGGGAAACATTCCCAGAAGACCCTGAGACTGCTATCGCTGTGGCTATGGCTGAGTCGGGAATGAGGATGGTACAAAGCAATCACAACTACCCTAAAGACATGGAAGGACAGAAGTCGGGTAGCAGGGAAAGAAGCTTTTGTATCTACCAAATTCACGAACCAGCACACTCTGCTACAGCGACACGATTAGGACTTGAAAACTATAAAACCGACACTGAAGATTGTGTAAAAATGGCAAGAGTAATATACGATCAAGCGGGTAAAAGTTTTACGCCTTGGACCGTGTATACAAAGAAGACGTATCTTGCGATGTTACACCGTTAATTATCCACAGACCACCTCTATACAAGGGGTGGTTTTTTGGTATTGTGTATATACAAAGGGCGTCCTTAATAGAATAAGATAAACAATATGAGAAAGCTGGCACGAAGGGCAAAGCGTGAGAAGTATCACAAGGCACACCCAGAACGAGGGCGAAAAACCGCAGCCATTAAAGAAGCAAAGGGGATTAAGAGCAAGTTTAGCAAGGTTTAAAGACTAGCGCCCTAAAGAAAAAGCCACCAATTGGTGGCTTTTTTTAATCCTGCTCCTTACTGTTATATTCATCTTCGACATAATCATCAGCGTTTTCTTCTTCCCAGATTTCTTCACCCTCCTCGTCTTCTTTCATTGTTCCGCCATGAGTGTCACTAAACATATCATCAAAAGGATTTGTATTTCCGCTTGCCTGAAAAGGTAAACCGTTTTTCATTTGTACTATAAGTATAACATGACAGAATAGAAAAATAGCAAGGACTGGGGACAACGAAAGCGTTAGTCTACCGGGAAATGGGCAAGGGAGTACTTCCCGGTAATATATAGAGACAACAAGAAACCACCCAGGTTCGCATTGTTAAGAGGCGTGGGTGGTGTTGATGTCTACATTATAACAGAAAGCCCCACCATGCCATAGCAGAGGGTGAGACCATATAGTTTTATAGTATAACAGAAAGCCGACCCATGCACAAGTGCGATGGGTCGGCGTTGGTATTTTATAGTATACGCTAGTCATTTGTAGATGTGATACTAGCGCACTGACGAATGGAGACGAAACTCCTTTAAGCAAGTTCTATGAGGTCAGACTCCTTCCTTGCTGAGCCATCGCAAAACTTACTACAATAAGTGGATGGCTTATGTATATATTATACACTAAAAAACCACACCTCTCCAAGTGTGGCTCTTTATGGTTAAGTACCTTTTTAGAACTTATATAGTATACACTACTTACGGAATCCAGACGGTGAGATACCCCCAGCTCGGTAACGTCCATACAACGTCACTACAGCTACAGCTACAACTAAGATAGCGTTCACTACTGTTTCTGCGTTATCTACTCCTAAGTATGTTAGGACTGCGACTCCAACGTATGTTAATGAAAATGGCATATTATTTATTTAATTAGTTTTGTAATGCTCCTGCGGGTCTACTGTTAATAACCTCCAGTTCTTCTCGTTGATAACGTCTAGTCTTACCTCATCTAACCAAATGTCTTGGTGTAAATGATGCCCTGTAGAAAGCCCTGTGTTGCCCGTAGAGGCGATTGTAGAGCCTTGTGTGTAACTTCCTAGCTCTGGCACTAAACTAAGGTGTAGATAGCGTTCTGTGTATTTATTGCCGTTGTATACATATTGGTAATGACAATAGTTGCCAAGTGCTTTAGATGTACCGGCTGTAGTAATTTTACCATTAAAAGGAGCTTTTACTTTCGTGTTTGCTGGACAAGCGTAGTCGTTACCGATGTGATGTTTACTAGCTGGATACCACTTAGCATTAGGTACACCGTAGGCTTGAGAAATCATGTCCTTGTACATCTCTACGGGGTGAGTCAGTTTAGTTATCTTTTTTTTTGTAAGACGTTCCCGCATTTGCTTGAGCAAACCAATAACTGTTCGCTGTGGTTTGTACAATGATAAGTCGTAGGTATCAAACGCTCCTGGAATGTTATGTTTAATAAAGTCCCAATCGTGAGTTAGGTCTACACCTTTAAAACGAGAAGCTCCGTGTGATACTTCATGGATAAAGATGCGCTCAAAGTCTGTCATCCCTGGATAGAGAGCGTGGTGTGCTATTGTCCTTTGGTCTGTCGCTTTGTTACCAGCAAAGACAACACAATTAAAAATAGTGTCTTTTGTTTGAGTATCGTATACACCGTTATATACATTCTCAGCTCCTTTCTGTAAATCGTGGCCAAGTGCTCTTTCTTCATGCCATACGATCAAGTCATACTTTGTTTCAAAAGGCTTAGATAATGTTTCGTAAAACCAGTTCCAGTCAGGATAGTTAAAGCCATTAGTTTGCGGTACGAATGGAGCGAATACTTTAGGGGCTGGGACACGATCAATAGTAGCAAAGTCAAAACCTTTAGCACGGTTTAACTGTTTTAATATAAAAGGAAAGCTTTTCTCTGTCCACTTGTGATTGCTATATAGGAGTATTTTCATAATTATTCTTTATTATTTACCACCTGATGCTCCACTGTTTGTTCAGTTACAGTTTGATTCTTAGCACCTTCTTGGATTACCAAAAGCGACTTCATAATGTTCTCATGGAAATGTATGTCTCGCCCATTGCGTTCTCTGAGGTAAGTGTCAGATGACTTAGTGACTTCGGTATTAAGCTGTGTTACCACGACTATATTTTCTAAGACGGGCAGTATTTTAGTAAAGAGGAACTTAATCACCCACCCTAGAAGGGCAACACAAGCTGATACGATGGCTAGGGCGGCTAGTAATGCGGTGGTTTCCATATCCTCTATACCTTAACCGCTACAATATCCGCCTTAACTTGCAGATTAAATCCATGCTTCTTGCACACTTCATTTATTTCAATAGAAAAAGCTTCGCGTGCCTTCTGTTCATCAGCTATAAGTAAAGCTCGAGCTTCTTCTAATGGGTCTTTTTTTGTTTCCGCCATAAAATATATTTAAAGTTTAACTTCAGGTTCAGGAGTTGGTTCAGGTTCAGGCTTCACTCCATCAATACCAAGTTTAGCACACTCAGCTAACAGATTTACCACTTCTGCGACATTAGCTTCGGCTACTTCTATTTCCTTTGAGTGTCTTGCTACTAAGTTGGCTAGATCAGTTTCAACTGCTACTTTTTGCTTCACTAAGAAGTCAAAGTCGTAGGTAATTTTTTCTTAAATCTTTTTTATTCATATCTAACTAATATAACATACAGCGACGATGGGCGATGGCTGGGTGTAGGGGACGGAAGGACACGCCACGACCTGTACTTGTAGGTAGAGTACCTGGGTTAGTATATTTAGTACCAAAACCAGCAGACCAAGGGTAAGCTGTGACAAAGGGGGATGAATCGTGTGCTACCGCAATATCGTTACCATTGGGAGAGAAGGACACGCCACGACCTATACCTGTAGGTAGAGTACCTGGGTTAGTGTACTTTGCACCAAAACCACTACTCCACGGGTAAGCAGTGATGAAAGGAGAGGTAGAGTGCGCTACACCAATATCGTTACCACTTGGAGAGAAGGACACGCCAATACCTGTACCTGTAGGTAGAGTACCTGGGTCAGTATATTTAGCACCAAAACCAGCAGACCAAGGGTAAGCTGTAATGAAAGGAGAGGTAGAGTGCGCTACAGCAATATCGTTACCACTTGGAGAGAAGGACACACTGTTTCCGCTATTAGGAGGCAATGTACCTGGGTTAGTATATTTAGTACCAAAACCAGCAGACCAAGGGTAAGCTGTAATGAAAGGAGAGGTAGAGTGCGCTACAGCAATATCGTTACCACTTGGAGAGAAGGATACATCATATCCAATACTAGCAGGTAGAGTACCTGGGTTAGTGTACTTTGCACCAAAACCACTACTCCACGGGTAAGCAGTGATGCAAGGAGAGGTAGAGTGCGCTACAGCAATATCGTTACCATTGGGAGAGAAGGACACGCCACGACCTGTACTTGTAGGTAGAGTACCTGGGTCAGTATATTTAGCACCAAAACCAGCAGACCAAGGGTAAGCTGTAATGAAAGGAGAGGTAGGGTGCGCTACAGCAATATCGTTACCACTTGGAGGGTGTTACCGCTTCTTCTTTAGCTTTTAGTCTAGCCATCACAACAGGAACGTCAATCCCTTTTGGTAGTTGTTTATCAAGAGCCGTAATAACTGAAGTTACTTCTACTAGTCGTGAGTCAATAACCAAGATTTCACTTTCTAGTTTTTTCCTAAACTCATTATCTGCTGGTAGGCTATCAACAATATCTTGGAAACGCTCCTTGTTTAGATTGTGGATATACAAGTCCATCTCTTGTCCTTTTAGAGTTTGGATAAGCATGTCTTCTTTTTCTTCTGGTGTGATTGTGATTAGTGTACGCATATTGTTTATATTATTTTATTAAGCTTCATTGACATAACTGACCAATACCTTAGTCGCAGTTACTTTCTCCAGCACCATTGTCATTGTTTTTGAGAGAATGGTGGTAGTTGGTAACGCTAAGCCACTAAGACCAAAGTAGTGTGCGCCAAACGTAATCGCTCTGGCAGTAGCGTTGTCCGTTAATTGTATCGCCACCACCTCCCCAATGTCCATAGTGGGGTTGCTAATAGTGATAGCGGCTGATTGTGCGGTGCGGATATAACGATCAAAGTCTACTTTAGTTGGAGTGATGTCTCCTGACGCACTAGAGCTGACACGGGGTTGGTTACGCTTGTTGGTAAACGTGCTGGTACTTGAGATAGTCGGGACAGCCACACCTTCGACAGCAAGGACACCAGCGGCACTTCTTGAAAGTGTAGTATCAGTAGCGTGTCCGAGTTCAACTGTTCCTAGACCAAGGGCTGCTGAGGTTGAGTTCACTAGTCCTGATATTGGTAGACCAGTGGCATTCGTTAGAGTTACTGATGTTGGTGTACCTAAGACTGGAGTTACAAGGGCTTGTGAGTTTGGTAGTACTACTGTGCCAGTGAAAGTAGGCGAAGCAAGTGGAGCTTTAAGGTCGAGTGCAGATTGTAACCCGCTTGTCTTAGCGATAGAAAGCGCAGCATCAGCAATGGCTGTAGCGTTCCCAGTGGAAGTTACTACTCCTGTTAGGTTAGCGTTGGTTGTTACGTTTCCTGCCGTTAGACCTGATGCAGTACCTGTGAGGTTTGTAGCAGTTCCCGATGAGGGAGTACCGAGTGCACCTCCTGAAACAAGGTTGCCTGATGCAGTTCCTGTGACGTTACCTACTAGGTTTGCGGTGACGGTGGTTGCAGTAATGAGTGTTGTAGCGAGCGTGTCGGTTGTAGTATCAAATGTGAGTGCTGTATCGCCTTCAAGAGTACCATCGCCTGTCCATACACCTACCTGATTGTTGACTGGTGTGCCTACTTTAGCAACGTATCCACTTCCTGCGGGAGTAGCGAATGAAGGTGCAGAGGAAGCACCGTTAGACTTCAAGAATGTACCATCAGCTCCTAGTGCTAACTCGGTAACGTCACCTGAGCCGTTTGAGTAGAAGACACGATGTGCTGTTTGGTCTACAAATGAAGTGAGGTTTGTGTAGCCCCCACCGCCACTACCTGCTCCCCATGTTTTTGTAGTGCTGTTATATGTAAGAACTTGACCGTTTGTTACGCCCGCAATGCTCACATCTAAAATTTGGTCTAGCCTACGTGCGATGATAGCAGTAGTGTGTCCACGTTCTTCTGCTTGTCGTTTGTCAAGTTCTTCTCGGAGGTCTTGAATGGAGTCGATTGACTGTTTTTCTCCATCGGGGAGGGATTCTAGTGCGTTGCGGATATTCTCTCCACTTATGAGTTCAGAGATTTTAGCAAGTAGTTCGGTATGTTCTTCTAATGATTTCTGTATCTCTGTAGCGTCAAACTCGTCTGGCATTATAGGCATTGACTCCTCAAGACGTTTTACCTCTTGTGCTACAAGTCTTCGAAGGGTAGCTGTTTCAGTAGTTGAGTTTTCTTTAGCGTCCTTTATAAGACTTTGAATGTCTCTATGGGCTTGAGCAATTTCAGCCTTTAGAGATGTAATAGAGCGCATGCTCGTCTCACTGGTGTCCTTGATTTGGCTTAGGAAAAGCTTCTCTGAGTGCTTGATAATAACCATCACAGCTTCCATTGCCTCTATAAGCTCATTAGGCTGTACTGCACCACTGTCAAAAGCAGAGAGGAGTGTTTCAAGGCGTTTTTGGTTCTTATCGTTGAGCATATTTTAATTATAACGTATTGTGGATAAATTGGTTGACTTTTGGTGGTTTAGGCGTATAACGGTTGTATATGGGACACATAATTTTCCTTATCTGTGCAATATGGCTTGCTATACTGTTTCCTTGGTTGTGGCTTGTGTATATTGCACTGTTTGCCGTTAGTGCTAGTCGATAGCCTCTAATAAAGCTCTTAGTGCTTTACGTTGGTCTGTTGTGTCTGCCTTTCCAGCCTCCATTATTGCACCTGCAATATCTGACAATCCAGCTCGTATACCACCTTGGAACCCTGCCTTTGGTACCTTCTCAGGATATAACGCTCTTATTTCCTCCGCAAATGCAGCTACTTCTTTAGGTGATGCGCCCTCGTAGCCGAGTTGTCGTGAGATGGTGTCCATTTCGTCTGCAATCGCTTCGTATACTGGCGAGCTTTGAGCTTCACCAAAGATGCGACGTAAGTTTACCTTTGCAAACTCAGACGGGTCAGTGTTTTTAGTTATCTCAAAGTTTGGTGTTTTAAAAATACTATTTTCGATATCTTCTAAAAGTGTTGCTACGTTTCGATACTGTGAGTTCAGCTTCTTAATCTCTGGTGATAGTACGTCTAACTCGTTTGAGTAAACATCTCTGAAAGCCCTGAACAGGTCTGTGGTTTGTCCATCGGCGGTGGTAAAGATTACATCTTGAACAGCGTCAGAGCGTGACTCTCGCTGTATAGCTGAAAACAACTGGTCTTTCTCTCGGATTTGTAGTGGGGATAAAGCATTACCTCCTTCTGTTGCTTTTTCGTATAGGTCTACCACTACTGTTCTTTGTTTTTGTGTAAGTTTTGATTTACTAAAATTTAATTTAAAACCTTTTTCAGTAATATCTTTGACTACGCCGATATCCTCCAAAACACTATCAAGTTGAGAATACGCTCCTGTCATGTTTATATTCTCTATCTTACCGAGTTTAGCTGTTTCTACATTCATAGCTTCACCAATCCTTTTTCTTTGTGCTTCGATAACATCATACTGTTGAGACGCACGATTTCCACCTACAACTGCTGGATTTGTCTTTTGTCCCAGTGTAGTTTTAGGTGTGTCGGCAATGTCTAGCACTTCTTTAAATGCTTGCTTGGTTACAGGATTAGCGTTTCTTATAGGGTCGATTAACGGGTCGGGTAGACCTGACTTGATTGCTTGTTGTACAACTGGTGGTGCTGTCTTAATACGTTCAGCTCTTACTCCAGCTTCTTTTGCTTTTTCTGATACTTTACCAATGAAACGTGGCACTCTGTCGCCTAGATCGGATGCAGTTTGTTTTATACCTGATAGTGTTTGTGAATCCGGTATTGCGTTTGATATAGCTCGCCCAGCATCTCTGACAACTGGTGTAGCTTTGTTCTTTAACGCACCAATCCCTGCCGCTGCCCCTCTGATTGCTACTGGTGCAACACCTCCAATTAAAGTTCCTAATCCTGGAGTTGCAACTTCTTTTGCTGACTTCTTATCAACTAGGTCTTGACCAACATCGTAAGCATAGCCAATGCTAGCTCCAACTGCCGCTTGTCCGAGTACAGACGTACCTCCAGTTAATGCAAATCCAGCAGGGATAGTTGCTGTTTGTAAGGCGGCTCCAGCAACCTGACCACGTGTAGGTTTTTCAATAAATTCTTGTGTAACTTCTTTTGGTGTGTCAGTTCCAATACCTTGTCGTGCAAGAAGACTTCCAAAAACATCTGTAGCACCCCCTAGACCTAAAGTGTCAGTAATTCTGTTTGAAAGAGGTTTTTTAGGAGCTTCTGCTTGAGATGCCTGATTAGGCTGTGACTGTGTCTCTCTATGTCTTGATAGAGCCGTCATTATTTCATTTGGATTTTTGCCATTAGTCTTTCCAAACTCTACAATTTGCCTTTCTGTTGCTGATAACATATTTATTGATACAAGTTAGTAATATATTGAGAGCCTGTTGCTGTTTGTACTGAGTTTGGAAGAGCAATATCTACACCCATACCATTTATTTCGTCTAAGTCCTCTGGCACGAACGCAGACCATGTAATTGCGTTTGATTGTGCACCAACACCTAACCTAGCCTCGGCAGCTGCCTTTTGACTCTCTGTCTGAGTAATAAAGGTGTCTAATTGAGTTACTAACTTGCTCGCTCTACGTCCTGTGATGTTTGTGAGTGGGTTAAAAGTACTAGTCGGTTCTTCTCCTAAGATTTGTTCCATTAAAGTCAATACCCCAACATCAAGTGTGCCAAGTGTAGCGGCTTTTTTATACTCTGCGGTCATCAAAGCTCGTAAAGAACTTATCTTCCCTAGTTTTTCAGGACTACCACCAATAGTATTAGTGAAGCCACTTGTTTTAATAATACCCCTATACTCATTAGCAAGGTTTATTAGTGAATCTTGTGAACTTACAGCGTCTTCTAGCTGTCGTCTTACTGTTTTATCCACTTCAATTTTTCCGCTAGTACCAGCTCCAAATGTTTTAATTACCTCTCCTGTTTGTGAGTTGACTAGCACCTTACTTCCATCTGCTTGTTCAATAACTTGGGTATCAAGTTTTGATGCTGACGGGCGGTTTGCTCTGTTTGCTGCGGCTAACTGTGCTTGCTGTACCTGTCGTCCAAGTACATCCCCGTTGTATACTCCTGCTGCGAGGATTACTCCGTTCTTATCTGTGGCACTCTTTATTGCGTTGTATATAGAAGCTGGTGCTCCTTGTCCGAGAGCGTTAGAGAGAGCACTTGCTTGTACTTTGAGGAAGTCTTGTTTTTCTTGGTAGATTCGTTCGTTCTTTGCGTTTAGTTCGTCAATTTTCTTGAACTCAATCCCTACAGCAAAGTCTCTGACGCTGGTGAGTAGGTCTTTCTGTCTGTTGTATTTGTTTGTAGCGTCATTCATTAGGATAGACCCCCATGTGTTTATGTGGGCTTCTGCCAGAGCAACGTTACCTTGAGCATGAGCGAGTTGTGCTTGTACAGGGAGCGCTTGAATAGCCGCCTCTCTATTGATGCGTGCTTGTTCACCACCAATAAATCCTGTTGTTTGACCACGACCTTGTCCTTCGAGTGCGAGTTGTGATGCGTCACGATTATTTTGAATAGTATTTATCTGCGAAGCAAAGTTGTTCTCCTGCTGACGTAAGTTCTTTATGCCTGTTTCTTTTTCTAATTTGCGCTGTATATCAGCACCCGATGGTGTGGCAAGGTTATATATTTCATCATTCTTTTCCTTGAAAGCGGCTAATACAGAACTAAATGTTTCCTTTTCGGGTTCTGGTGCTGGTGTTTGTGCAAGTACTCCACCTGATTGTGTGAGGCTCGATTCTCCTCCAGTAAAACCAATGTTGTTTGCAACGAAATCAGGGACTTGGGATACCTTTTCTGTAGGGACAGGTGTAGTAGTAACAGGCTTGATTGAATCCGAAGTTATAATGTTTCCTGTTGCATCTCTTTGTGAGAGTGGCGCACCTTTTGAAGTAGTGCCTTTCCCCTCAAAGGAATCATTGTAACCGGGGGCATCTTTTGCAGAACGATAGTAGGTAGTTACTCCTTTTCGGTTGGTCGTAGAATACCTAGCGTTGTTATTACTAAGACTTTTCGCCTGTGTTACTTTCTTATTTTCGCCACTTCTTAATGAGATTTTCGCCATGTTATTTAATAATTATATCAGTTATTTTATGTTTGGGTACCAACCAATGTCCAATTATTTGCAGATGTACAGACGTACAGTTTCCCGTTGGTTGCATTTGCATATACATCCCCAATAGAAGCTACAGTTGGTGCTGTTGCAAAGACAGGGACTCGGAGTCTTGTGTTAAAACGTGAGTGCTTGTTAAAGTCTTGAGACGCAGTAAAGTTGTTGGTGTAATACTCAGAATTCAACGCCTCTATGTCTGAGCGTAGTTGGTCTATTTGTTTTTGAATGTCTTGTGGCATATTATGGAACGTCATTTATACGAGCCTTCGCTTTAAATCCAGTAATTTCAAGACCACCAGTGCTGAGGAGTTGGAATTCATACTCCTTACCTGACGCAAATGCGTCCCCTGTAGCCTCAATATTAAGGAAGGTGCGTGATAGTTCGCCTGTAGTGGTGAATGTACCGATAGTAGTCCATGCAGTAGCCCCATCAACTCGGTATTTTGCGGTGAGACTTTCACCCGATGCAAGTTTTCTAAAATACACACAGAGTGATTGAAGTGTTTTGTCAGCATCTTGGTCACCAAAGTTAAATACCTGTGACTCATAGACACTTGAAAATGTGTAGACAGCTACATCGTTTGTCTTATCAATAGAGCCGTCACCTGAATGTGATATGAAAAAGTAGTTTGCGGCTGAGCCGATAGCTTGAATGCCACTTGTATTTATATTCTCATCAATGACATCAAGTGTGAGTGCAAATGGGTACAGTGAGTTTTTACGCCCGAATGACCAGACACCCTCGTTGTATGTAGTTCCCGCAGTGTTAGTCATTATCTTGCCCGCCCAGAATAGACGGTTGTTCTTTACCGCTTTTTGAAGTGGGATTGACTTGTTTGTGAGAGCTTGTGTAAATACCTCTTTGATTACTTGTGGTGTACCACCTGAATACATTTGTATAATCATTGAACCACGCCCTGCACCTGTAGCGTTATTAAGGTAGCGGTCTGTTACCCCTACCAAGTATCCTTCAATCGTTTCAAGTATGCGCAGCTCCCCTTCTCCCCAGTCAATCTTCTCCTGTACGTCTGTTGATGTGCCGTCCCATAGAAATACCTTTGATTGTCCGTTAAATGTTGAAATAGGTGCAATAGCAATAGCTATATATTTCCCCCACGCTGTCATTGAGGTGATTTTTACGTTGGTTGGCAAGACAAGAAAACCATCGGAGAATGTAGTTGCGTCTGTTGCCCTCCAAATCCTGTTGTTGTATGCAAGATATAAATAGTCGTTAAATACAAGACCGTTTGCTACTGAGGTAATGGTAGCTCCCGTAGTGCTTGCTGAGTTTGCAATGGTGTTTGTAGCTATTGTCCACTTCCATATTTGGTTTGTACCCTGAAAGCCCCACAAGATGTCCTTGTATTCTAGAAAACAGCCGTTCTTTACTGCTCCGTTGCCTTCTGATGTTGCAGGGAGTGACCAGTTGCCTGTAGTTGCATCGGCTTTTTGTACAATTTTAGTTAATCCTGCCCCTGTTTGCCCTAGTCCAAAGAGTTTTGCCGATGCTGAGTGATACAGGTAGTCTTGGACAAAGTATTGCTTCATACCTGTAGCGGTAGAGCCATCATTAGTATCAGCTTCTAGGCTTCTGTATGGGATTAGTCTAGCAGGGTCGGTAAACGTATCAAAATGCTTCGTAATTTGGTATTTACTAGCGTTGTCTTCTCGTGGGGAGTCACTAATACCTGATGCGAAGTTGTTTATTTTGATTTCGACTAGTTTAGCCATGTTATGAGTAGTATTCAGTTACGATTACGATGCCAGCGCCTCCTGCGCCTCCTGTGCCCATTGTGCCACTGTCTTCTGCACCTCCACCGCCTCCGCCTCCGCCATAGTTTTTACCTGCTACGCCATTACGCTTACTTACGTTTGTCCCAGACCCAGACCTTCCGCCAGCCCCAAAGAAAGAACTGCCTCCAATTCCGGCAAGGGTAGGAGTTGCTGATTCCTCTTGTCCATTACCTCCATCTCCACCACCAACATTAACATCACCGCCTGAACCAACACCGCCAGCTCCGCCAGTATTACTAGATGCATCGGCTCCATGTGTTGCAGAACATAATGAACCAAAAGATGATGACGCTGCTACGCCAATAGTGACTGTTTCTGTAGCTCCTAGTGCAGAAGCCAAGATTAGTTCTTTAGTATAACCACCAGCACCACCTCCACCGCCTGGTGTTCCTGTAGCACCGTTGTCTACTCCCGCAGCACCAGCACCGCCTACCGCTTGAACTTCCACTACAACATATTTAAGCCCAGCATCTTTTGTCCAAGTACCTGATGTTGTAAAGGTTACTACTTGTGGTGCTGAGAGACCAATTAAAGTAGCGGGTGTAACCACTAAAGACGCTCCGGTAGCTCCAGTAGCTGTTCCAGCGTCTACTTCTGCCTGAGTTGCTACCTCTACAATACCTCTTGTGGTTGTTGTGGCGTTCACGTTACCGCCTGTGTCTACATACGCCTTAACTGCCTTCTGTGAAGCAATCTTTAAGTCACTGTTAGCTGCTAGAGCGGTATCGGTATCAAGAGTAGACGTTTCAATCTTGTCTGTATTCAAATTACTAAAGTTAGTATTTATGACAGTGCGAGACGATGTAATTGTATCCGCACCAAGTAGTGTAGTTATTGTACTCATACAGGTTTTGCGCTATTAGTAATACTTGTTGTTGGTTTGCTTGGATTGATAAACAGGGAGCCTGTAGCGTCCCATGTGCGGGTTTCTGAGTCATATGTAGTTACAATCGTAGACCACAATTCAGCGAAAGACACCTTAGTGGTGTTCGTGAGTGTGGTTGTCGGTTTTGATACGTTTGTAAGTGCCATATCAGATAGAGTTTATTGCAGGGGTAGTAAGTACAGGGATTTCATCTGTATTTCTGTTTCTAAAGTATGTTTCCATTTTGATACGTTCTTTCTCCATTTCTACTGAAACAGCTTGTAGGTTGGCAGAGCCTATTCCTGCTAGAAGCGCATCATATACAGAAGCGATGATGAAGCCTCTGTGGAGTAGTGGTGGTACACCAGGGGATTTCGTTGTGTCTGCTACTGTAAAGTATGAGCCTGTTCGTTGGAAGTAGAACTTAAGTCCTGCGGTGACGCTAGAAACAGGCTTGGGGGTCAGTCTGATGATGTTGTCGGCTATCTTGTCGTACTCGGTTGGTAGTCCTGCTGTAGTAAGGAGCGTATCTTCTGCGAGGTCATTATCTGCCATGTCTCGTACGTCTAGTTTTCGGTAGAGTCCATTCGAGTCAAGAATATCTATGCGGGTTAAGTTAAGAATTGCATTACCCTGTTCATCTGTAAGGAATGAGTAGTCTGATTGGTTTGCTACTAGGTTAGTTGTGCCGATAGGAAGCTTCGTGTGGTTTGTATCATCCCATTGGAAGCGTCTATCTGCTCCGATAGCGTAACCAGTAACAGTATCAAGCCAGTTGTTGTATGAATTGACTACACGAACAGTAGGGTACTGTGTTGCATCTACACGCAACATGTTTCGTACTTGTTGGAGTCCTCCTGTGAGGTTTACTGTGTCACTAAATGATATGCTCATATTTTTTTTAATGGCTATATCCATTCCCCCACGAATGAGGGAATGAGATAGCCGTTAAGAGGTTGCGAACGGAGTAACTACTACTCCTGTTGCTAGGGTTGTACCTGTTACTTGCCACTTTGTGCTTGTCACCTTTGTCACAACAATTCTGTCTCCGATAAGACCACCTGATGTAGTCCCATTGAGAGTGAAAGAAATATTGCTTGTAGCTACGAGTGACTTCCACGATGCTAGAGCATCACTAGAGTCAGTGTCAGTATTGATGATATTTCCTACCATCAATTCTGTTGCTGCTCCTGTGATTACTTTTAGCCCGACTGAGGTTACTGTAGTTCCGATAACAAACTCAAAGAATGTTCCGTTATCACAAGCTGCTGGAAGTGTTGTGGTAAATCCTGCTGCTGCGTTAAAGACAACTACTGCTCCTGACTCGTCTGCCCGTAGTGTACGAGCAGCGTCTAGGGTAATAATAGGTCTTCGTGACGGAGTGTTGAGTGTTGGGATAGTTCCGTTATTGTTAGCCATGTTTGTTATTAATTAGCTGATAAAGTATCTTCTAATTAAGTTACGCTACAAGAAAATCAAAGAGGATCGGTGTGACTTTGTTCCATGCCTTGAATTTAAGGTCAACGCGTGATTCAAGTCCTACTCCTGAGATTTGAGCTGAGGATACTACTGGATTGATGATAGTCTTCATCTTTCCGTATGTAGACTTTACGATTCCTACTTGGAATGCCTTCTTTACTCCTCCAAATACGTGTCCTGCTACGTTCTTAGAAGTTGAGTAGTGTTCTACACCAAGGTATTTGAAGCCTTGCTTGATACCGTTCTTGAGAACGTCATCTGCTGTGTTGAATCCTTCGCTTGAAGCCATGAGTTCTACGAGGTCGTAGTCAGCTTCTCGCCACTGGATGAAAGCACCGTTTCGGTTCATCATCTCAGCACCTCCAGCTTCTCGAATTTCTCGCTTCATTGCTGAGATGATGTTCTTGACGTTAGAGATAGCAACAGTGATGTTTCCAGCACCGCCTCCGATTGTAGCGTTGTCAAAGTTTGTCCACTGTGCGTGTTCTAGGAGCATCATAGTCTCAACCTTTTCGTTAAGCATGACACCCATGTTGTCTGCAATCTCCATAAAGTCGGAGAATGTCTTTTGTGCGAGGTCTGCATCGTCAATATGCTGTGCAGAATAAACGTAATCTGAGATAGTTACTGTTTCGTCTGTAGTTGCTACTGCTGTTGAAGTGTAGCCTGTTCCACGTGTTCCTGTACCGACTGTTGAATCAGTAAGGTATGGGTTTCTTAGGATACCTGAGTTTGTGTACTTTACATTAAGGATTTCTTTCCACACCATTGGTGCGTCTAGTCGTTCTTGTAGTTGAGTCTCGTACTCTATTGTGGGTATGATTGCAATAAAGTTGTTGGCTAGTATTATATCTTCAAATTAATTGTGAAGAACTTCTACCGCCCGATTAAATTTTAATAATTTAATCAGACAACTTTGGTCTAGGAGTTGTAGAATTTGCCTTGGCTATTTTCTTGCTTTAGCTTTGCGTTCACCACTTCTCGGCGCATATTTGCTGGTACGTCCTCTATGGGTTTTGCTAACCAGTAGTCTACGCTTCCTGTAGCTACTCCACCTGAACGTTTGCCTGTTGGGACAGCGTCTTTAGTTTTTGTAGCTTCTCGGTGTTTCTCAAGCTTTGCTTTGAAATAGTCATTTTCCAATAAGGAATCTATGTCTGTTTCACCTGATGCTTTCATCTCGGCTTTTACAAAGTCAAATTCTGTTGATGCGATACCTGATGCTTTCAAGTATCCCTTTACGTCTAGTCCAAAGTCGTCTGATTTTTTTGGTTCTTTTTGGAGTTTGTTCTTGTTTCGTTCGAGAATAGCTTTGTTCTTTAAAGCTTCCGCTTTCCAATATTCAACTCCTTGTTCTTCCTCTTGTTCTTGTTCTTGTTCGACTTCTTCTGACGTTATTTCAAGGTCGTCTTCCTGCTTCTCAATTTCATCGTTTATCATAGTGATGATCTAGTTAATGCGCTGTTTTGCAAAGTTGCGCTTCTTGTTACTTGTAATTATATCAACGTTCTGTGCTGTACGCAACTACACTACTTCTTTTGAACTGCACACGTTGCAGAAGCGTCCACTGTCTTCACAGTTAGAGCACACTTTATTTTCTACTACCACTTCTACCACTTCTTCTACAATTATTTTTTTCTTTGCCATATTAAACATATTAAATATATTAGTAAGTATCATATCCTAGAGTAACGTTAGCTGTACCTCCTACTGTTACATAGATTCCACGGGTTACATCAAGTCCTCCAAAGTCTATGAATCGTTCTCCTGTGGTTGCTACTACGCTAAAGGTGATGGTGTCAATCAAGACACTTCCTGTTGCTCCTGCTCCTGAACCCATAACAAGTGCTGTGAAAGCATAGTTAGCCATAGTTTCAGTTGTAGCGATAGAGTTACCTGCTGTACCTGTATTCTTTGCGTTGAATACCTGTGTTGTGTCGGTATTGGTTGTAGCTACTACTGTTGGGTGTGCTGTTGTGCCTGTTCCATAAGTAGTCCCCATCACTCCTGAGAGGTTAATGGTTGATTTCACGTTATCCAAGAATACTGCCTCCGATGTTACCCAAAGGATTTGATTAGGTACTGCTGTTAGTCCTAGAGTTTCAGCAAGTACGATTACTCCTGTGTACGTTGTAGTGTCTAGTGTGAATGTTGCCGCATCTGTAGTTACCGCACCTGACATTGTTGCACCAGTCCAGCCTGTGTTAGCCATGGTCTCGGTGGTTGCAATAGCGTTTAATGCAGTTGTTTGTGCTGCTGTTCCGATAGTTCGTGTTCGGACAATAAGAGTTGTTGTAGTAAGTGTCGTGCCTACAATATCTGGGTGAGCAACAGTTCCCGTTGAGTAGTCTGTACCTGCTACACCTGTAGCGTTTACTGCTTTCTTTAAGTTAGCCAAATATGTTGCTTCACTTGCTCCTCTTAGAACTTGATACGCTACTGCTGGTGCTCCATAAGTCTCAGACAAGGCATCTACTTGAGTGTAGACTGTTGTTCCAATAGTTACGGTAGCTGCACCTGTAGTTATACCTGCATCAGAAGCTCCTGTGCCTCCTCCAAGTGTTGTATCCTCCCATACTGTCCGTAGTGCTGTTCCTGTAGTCGCAACTGTGTTTAGCGATGTTCCAGGAACTATTCCTCTTACTGTGAGAGTAGTTGCATCAGATGCTACTGCTCGTACTTGTGTGTTTACTACTGTTCCAAAACCATACGTCACACCCAACATACCTACACCTGCTGTTGCGTTGATAGCGTTCTTTGCGTTAACCAAGGTTGCTGTGAGAGTTGTGCCAACCAAGATTTCATCTGCTGCACCTGTTAGTTCTGCCACGAATGTATATGTTCTTGTTCCGATAACCATTACGTTAGTTGTAACGATAGCGTCACCAGTCAAGACTGATACTGCGTGAGTTGACGCAGCGCTGTTACCTGTTGAGGTAAGTGTTGATGTACCGTAGTTTGCTGGTGCACAAGCACCTGCACTTGTAAGAGTTGTTGTTGCTACTACTCCTGTCTCTGTTCCGTCAAAGACCTTAACTGTTCCTGATGTGTGACTGTTGATAATGAGATTGTTTAGTTTCCCATGACCTATTTGGACAATTCCACTTTCTGTTATATTTTTACTTAACATATTATTCTGCGATATTAACGTTTGTCTTTATAAGTTCTGGTTTTTCACTCTTGATGCTTTCTAGCTTGTCGAATCCGTTCTTGAGGATGTTCACTCCTGACCACATACCTCGAATGTGCGCACCTAGTTGTTCGTCTGGCACTGGATTGTCCATTGCTAACGATACAAGGTTAAAAGCTCCATTGATTAGCGGGTTGTGTTCCTTGCCTTCTACAACTCCATGAGAGTAAAGGCTTGCTAAGAGCACACACCGTACTGCTTCGTACATCTCTCTGTCTGCACAGAAGGCTTCTATCTTTACTTTTTGTAAGTCTGTTAGTTCCATATTTATGCGGTTACTTGTTCTTGTTGTTCTGGTAATTCAGTGAACTGTGCAAAATTGATTGGTGACATTCCACTTTCCTCTAAGAGTTCGTTAAATGCTTTTCCAACTCCAGGTATCTGCTGGAATGCTTGGGGGTTTGCAATAATCTCTCTCAGTACGTTAGTGATTTTGTCAGCGTTCTCTGCCATTTTTCGTTGCTTGCCTTTGATGTTCACAAACACGTCAAGAGGTAAATCATCGAGTTCCCCCTTAATAGTTTCAAAGAAGCCTCTCGTGCCTCGCTTCATAATCTCTCCTTTCTTGAGCTTTACGAGTTCGTCTATAATTTCTTGCGTCACTTCTTCTTCTGCAAGTACTAGTTTAAGTTTTTGTTCCTCTCCAAAACGCATAGACATAGTGTCTGCAATCTCTTGTAACTCATCGAGTGTTAAATCCTCGGAGAACTTTTTACCGCCGTTCATGTCCTTGACGATATAACCGAGTATCCAGTCACGGTAGAGCACATCAGCAAAGAATGTAGCAATCTTGCCTTGTCTGTATTCATGTATACCTTGTCCTTCTTGTACGATGAGGTTTTGAAGAGCAAACGGTGTGCCTGACGTTGGGTTTACACCAAGTGCACCCTCTGATGCAGAGCCGAGCATTCGAGCGTTACTTCCCATTTCTGCTTGATAGTTTGAAAATGCAGGGAGGTTTTGTAGTGTTCCATCAAGTTTAGTTATAGGTCGGTCTGGTTCATGTTTGAGGACGGTGTTTGTTTTTAAGTCAGAGAGCTTCTGGTTTCCAAATTGGTCACTTGACGACTGGAACACGGTGAGGGCCGAGTCAAGAAGGTCTTTGATTTTGATACCTGCATAGTTATTCCATACTTGCGGTTCAAAAAGTGTCTCTACAATGGAACGTCCACACGCACGACCCTTAGAGCGTACTTGGTCAATTTTAAGAGCTTTAAAGTTATCTTTTAGTGGCTTGTCTTTACCTTCAAAGAGGGTGATGCCCGTCTTTGCTCCTGAGCTGTTAGTGTAGTAGCAGACGATGTGCATCTGTGGGGTATAGCTGTATTCCTCAGCCTCTTTATCAATCCATACCTCTGGTAAGTCTCCACGAAGTTCAAACACTTCTATGTACTTTGCATGGGTCTTTACCACTTGGTCTTCGGCAATAGCTATTTTCTTTTCTGCTGTCGCTTGCGTAATAGCCATGTCAATAGCTTCATCATCCCATTTTCCTCTAAAGGCATTAAGTTCTGCGGTGGTGTACTGGTGTTTTATACAAATAGGAGCTGCGAGTACATCTGATTGGTCACAAAATGCAAGGGTAGTTAAATCAACTACTTCTGGGCGTACGTTATTTATATTCTTAACAAGAACAAGGTCGTAGATAATTGAGGTTTCAACTACTTCGTCAATGAATGTGTCGAGTTCGTGTTTACGTGCCCACTGTGGGTGGTATTTCTTTACAAGAAACGACTTGTAGTAGTTCTGTGCATCGTTTACAAACGGTACAATGTCCTTTACATCAAAGCCTTCCGAACGGAACGCTACGTTGATAATAGGTGTGACAATATCGTTGTATGGTCGCATCCCGTCATTCTTACCTTGGTGATACCATGCGTTTGATACGTTCTTGCAACGCTGAATATGCTCGTACATATTCCAGTCTTTTGAGTTAGTTATAGGGATACGAGCGGTACGCCAGTTGTTTGATTCAGCAGTTATGTACGAGAATACATCTTGGTGTTCCATGTTTATTTAAGAAGTAGATTATTTATAAATATCTGTCGGAACATAGCATCGTTAAAGAGTTTCCGTGATTGTATGAGGTTAAGTTTTCGTTCTGATGTTGCTTTTCCTTTCGTAGCGGTGACGTATGTTTCTATATATACCATTTCAGGTTTTAATTCTTGTATGGCTTCGTCTAAATCATTTGTGGTGCGCGTAAAAATCTCACCGTTTATCTTCATCTCTAATTTGTATGCAGGAGTTTTTTTAGTAGCGGTTGCCATGTCAGATAATTGTATCACATTATATTGCAATGTTCATCACACTCTCTTCATCTCGAAGTGATAGCGGTGGTCGGAATGGAGCGCGAGCGTGAGGTAATTGCATTGAGAGGGAATCGATGCAATCATCATGTTGTCCATTAGGAAAGACTCGCATCTCGTCTAGTAATTCTAAGTTATCACCTACTAAAAAGATAGAACGATTCTCCCAGCGGGGTATAAGTCCTCTAATGCGTGTCTCTTTGTTTATGCCTCGATGTTTAACAGGTGTTACAGAAAAGAATAAACTGCGCTTTCGCATTTCTTCTTCTAAGAATGGTTGAATAGCCATTGTAAACGTAGTCTCCTCTAGTCCTATGAATGTAGGGTTGTATTCTTTCTTTAGATAAAACAGGTGGTCAATCAAATCCTTGCTGTTGACCTTTAGTCTGTATGTCTTTATGTACCATTTGTTCTCTGTGGATATTCTGTTGATAGTAACTCCTGTGTAGTCAGCACTCTCTTTTTCGCTCACCGCACTGTCAATGGTGATATAGCATGAGGTATCACGCTGTTTAAGTTGTTCTTCTGTCTCAAACGCAACAAATCCTTTTTTAAACTCTGCGAGCATTTCGTCAACAGGGTTGTTCATCATCTCGTATGAGAACGCAAGTGGGCCGAGTTGTCGTTGCTTGTCTTCAATAGATACCTTTCCTTCTTCTTTTGCTTGTATGTCGGTAAGCGCATACTTAGAAGGCCATGTGGGTACGTTGTCTATCATTACAGGAATGTTGCGAATGCGTATACCTGTATCGTTTTTAGCTCTGTCTATAAGCCACTGTACGTTCCCGTATTCAGTAAGGTAGTTAGCGGTATAGAGAATTGATGCAGATGGAGCCATTCCTCCCATAGCAGAGGACATATTGTTTTTTATAGTCTGTGTGACCTTTGAACTGTCCTTTGTGTCCATCGTTTCAAAGTCATCTAGCCATCGGTAGTCGGGGCGATATTCAAAGTGTTTTCTTCCTCGAACGTCTATCTGTGTGGTGCTTGCTTCAACACGGATGTTATTTGAGGTAGTGAAGTTGTCTATCTTGTTTTGCTTCATCTCGTTTAACTTGCGTTCCTTTGAGTACAAGTTTCCAAAGTCTGCTATAAGACGTTGATTGTTTAAAAGCTGAAAGGCTACATCAAAGAGTGAGCGTTCAGAGTTGTTACCACTGTATGCGTCTACGTTTATATACTTCTTACGGTCATAGCAAATAAGCCAAATAAGTGCTAGTTGTGCGAAAGTAGTCTTGGAACTTTCTCTGAAACCTACCCATACAACCTCGCGTATCGTATTGTCTGCTAAGTCTTGTACGTCCTGTATAAAATCGTAATGGTACGGTGCTAGGGGATATTTAAAATAGTCTTGGAAGTAGTATATGCAAAACAAACCAAATGATTCACCACAAAGGTATACGCGTTCTTGCTTTGTACCGTTAATTACTCTATTGAGTGCTTCCGAGGTCATGTATTAAAAGTGATGAAAGATGTTTTTTGTCTTCTTCTGTAAGGGTTTGTACTAGTAAGTCTATCTTACCCTCTATCTTACCCTCTGTCTTCTCTACCATCTTTCCTCTTAGTTTAAATGCTAACTCTAGTTCAGCTTTGCGATTACCCTCCTTCTTTTCTATATCATCAGAAAGAGCACCAAGAAGCATGTCATCAGGTAAGTAAGCCTCCATAAGCTCTAGCCAGGCATCGCTCTTAGTTAAATTGTCGGGGTTATTAACAGTCGTTTCGGCGTAGCCAGCGTCACGCATTGCTTTAGTTACGTTCCCACCGTTTTCCACGACGTTGTCAATAGCTTTCTTTTGTCTTAATGTGGCCATTCTTATTTAAATTTATGTCCCCGAAATGAATCGAACATTTCCTAATTGTCTACGTTTACTATTCTTACCGGGAACGTAAGAGGAGCTATCAATATCAAACAAATATGACGTAGACGAGAGAGACCGACTGGGGGCGTGATACTACCATCTCTGATAGTGACCACTGTCTGTATTATACCGTGTTTGGTGGGGTTTTGTCTAGGGCTTTAAGAGCTTCGTCGTACATAAACTTTGTTGTATCTACTCCCTCTTGAAACGAAGCCATCATAAGCTCTCGTGTAGTCTTGTCTATTTTCTCGCCGACAGCTTTAACCCACTTCTCCCTCTCCTCCGCCAGCACTGTGTCTATGGTGTCTTGCAGCATTTTAGTTACATGCTCATCTTGTTTTTTATCCAGGTCGGGGGCTAATTCGCCTGAAATTTTCCAAAACTTTACTCTAAACTCAGCCACCTTCTCGTCTATCAGCTCCTGGTGTTTGTTGTTCATATCCTCTCACTATACACCTCTAGGGTTGGAATGGTAGGGAGTTATCAACAGTTTGGTTATCCTTTAAAAGACCAGATACCAGACTTCTTCAAACTTCTTATACCAGCCGTGGTCTGACACTTCTCCTTTGTATCTTCTTAGCTTTTGGTTGGCTTGCTTTCGGTAGATTTTGGCATTGTAACCGTTGCCGTAGTGGAACCATGTTTTGTATTTGATTCCTAACTCATTAACTCGATAATCTTTCCGAGGATAATACCTTCGGTATAAGAATTTTGCTTTTTCATAGACCATTGTAAACTACCGCAAGTGTCTTAATTGTTTGCTCTTGGTAGTTACATATTACCTATAATTATAACACTATTTGCTTATATTCAGCAAGTAAGTTCTCTAAAAAGATGGTAGCGTCTTTACCTCCTAAGTCGGCCTCTTTTCTTATCTGCCAGTAGCCGTCTATAAAGCGGCAAGATTCTTCAAGAAACTTTAAACCTTCTTCTTCTTGCTCTAGTTTTGCTATAAAAACGTCTGATTGTCCTCCGAGGTTAATATTAGCGTGAAAACTCTGCGGTCTGAGGTTTCGCAGGTCGTACTTGTAGCGGATTGGTAGTTCGCCTTTGCTTTTGCCATGTCCAGTATGCCAGTTGGCTCCTGTTAGATTCATGGCTCCTGAGGTGTAGCAAGTGTTGGGGTATCTTAGTCTGATTATTCGCTTACATTCCTCCCATAGCATCTTCTCTAGTTTCTGCCTCGTGGTGCGCTTCTTCTTTGACTTACTACCCCTCTTAGCTTTAAAACCAGTGGCGGGGCTTGTAGACGCTCTCAGGGCTATCTTAGCTGCTTGCTTGGTGCGTACTTCTTCTATGCTCTGTTGTCTAAAGCCTGATCTCCTCACAGTCTTATCATTTTACTTACCTTTGGGTTCTTTACTCTTTCGATCGTGGCGTAGGCTTTGGTCAGCATTACTACTCGCCAGTCTTTACCTTCTCGTTTTAGGATGTCGTCTATTTTCATTGCCTTTATTATAACACTAGGGGTTACTGTTTGTTGTAATAATCGTACAACATTTGCTTTTCAATACTCGGCCAGTCAAAGGACTCTTTTGTTATTGATGTCCATAGCTCAGCAAACTCAGGCTGGATGTTCTTAATGTCGGTGGTGGTCTGTTGTGAGGTGCTGGTCTTTCCTGTCTTGGCTTTAAGGATTGCTCGCCAGGTAGACTTTACAAACTCAGCGTCTACTTCTGGTCGGTGTTGCTTTATCATTTCCATAGACATAGCCATATCAATACCATGAGCTACACAGTGGTCGGCTATCTGTTGGAATAGCTTGTGGTAGCTTTTCTCTTGTTGTCTTGATTTAGTTTTCTCTATGGGTTCCATAGGGTGTTAGTCTTTTATATATTAAGGTTCTGATGTGCTTTTGGGGAGGTGTGTACACTTTTACAGGTCTGGGCAAAAGTCTTTCAACTTAAGCTCAATTCTAACTCCCCCAAGAACACACCAGCTTCTCTACAAACACTATACACCTTTAACCCCTGTTGTCATTTGGTTTATCCACAGGTTTCTTTTCTAGCTACAGCCCACCTTTTACCTAAAGAGGGATAACGGTACTCGCTATTAAGTTGTTGGTTACTATCTATCCCTTTAGCTCCACAGTTAAGGTTGATATAGATGTAGTTACTTCGATACTAATCAGACGGCAGGGACAGAGGTGGCAACTGTTTTTCCCTGCTTTCGCATTAGAACCTAAATAACTACTTTATTGTTTTAAGAAGACGTGGTTTTAAATCGAGTGGCCTTATCCGATTTTCGTAACAATTAGTTCGTTCTTGCTGCCATTTGCAGTCCAGTTATGAGGCTGTCTATTGCTTCATCGGCTGTATAAGACTCTGTAGACCAGTTAGGTAAGTTAGGAATACGGCACGTAAGTCCATATCCTGCTACCCAAGTTTTGTTTGATGCTTTGTATTTTATAGTAAGCCCGCAAATTTGATCTTCAAACTCTATTGCTGTTGGTAGCGCGTTTATCTTTGTTAGATAGTCACCTTTTAGAAAAGGATGTATCGGTTGTCTATGCGCTTGTTTGTGTTCAAAAGAGTTACCATAAGTGGGTGTTTTTCTATGACAACCAGAACATAAAGTCCGACCATTGTCTAAGTCAAACATTAGCTCTGGGTAAAGCATAAAAGGTTTAATGTGGTCAACTTCCAACCTAATGCCCTTAGCTTTTGAACCCCTCTTTTTGCACATCTTACATTTTCTATCATCGCGAAGTATTACTAATCTACGCCACTCTCTGTATTCAGACGAATTACGAATCTTAGCTGCCTTCTCTCTGATTTCTTCAACGTATGACATGACACACAAAAACACGCCGATTAGGCGTGTCTCTTAAAGTCTTTGTGGTAAGAGCAAGCGATGCTACTCACGCAAGTATAAACACTTGCACTTACTCGTACCACAAAATATTCAATTGTCGTTACGAGCAGCATGTATATATTATACTAGCTAATCAAAATACGTGCAACCGTACTATCAAGCCGTAACAGGGGATAAGTTATCCACAGTTTTCTTCTTCGGACAATTCATATACCACCAGAGGCTATAAAAGTTCTTGGCTTGCTCACACTGTTTGTAGTGAGCATGTAGGTCTTCTACTTCTTTTATATGTGACATCTTACTAGCGTAAAAGCCAGGGGTAAGGGGTTTGTAGCCGCTTTGTGTTCGGCTGTGATTTAACTTAGTCACGAACGGCTCGATAGCGGCACTTCTGGCACTAGTAGCCTTACTCTTAGGCTTCTGGTAACGCTTTATATCAAATAGTGAGCTGTCCATACTAGCCCGTTACCGCTTCTAAGTACTGCACTACTACACCATTCTCTACCCTGTAGCGGGGCTTCAGTGACGTTGTCGGGGTATACCAGTAGAACACTGTACCTTTTACCACGTCACGTTCTAGCTTGCCGTCTTCGTGTAGTTCTCTTAATCTTCGACTGGAATTACTGGCCTTGTACGTGGTGCTGGCGGCTACTAGACGTTCTATCTCGCCCCCACTAATGTGTACACCTGGGTGCTTTTGATAATAGGCTAGTATTCTTTCAGATAATGATTGCTTTTTCATACTTGTATTATACAAACAAAAAAGCCCCGAATGGGCTTTGATGTGTGTATAACTTTTACTTCTTCTTTGGTCTGCCTTTCTTTTTGGGTTTGGTAGTGACTGGAAAAGTTGTCGGATAATAGCCTGTCCCACCTCCACCTGTCCCACCT